GCATATTGTTATTGTGGGTAGGTGAATCAATCCATGCACGCATTAAGTCTTTTATGTTGGTGAAGTTTCGAGCTAGGTTTTCTCCTACATACGAATACTCTACTCCCTCCTTTTCTAGTAAAACCTTTGAAGCGTGTTCGGTTGAGTTTGGCTCTTCGTGGGCAAAATATCCCCTAGAAGCCATATCATCTGCTCTTATTTGGGCAATTCTGTTGAGAGTCTTGTTCTCCTTGAATGAAACTCCTCTATAATCATTTATAGCCTTTATAATTGAATGTGTTGTTAATGGCTTAGCCTTTATAGGGCTTGTGGCCTTTGTTGGTGTAGATATGCTTGATGTAGCCTTTGAAGGCTCTAGCTTAAGGTTTACTGGACTTGAAGCTGTGGGGATGTCTATGCTCTCTAAGTGAGAATTAATTATTATTGTGCCGATTAAAATTATCACCATTATAAATGTTAATTTGGTCATTTTAGTATGGTTACCACTACAGGAATATGTGCTAAAGCCTGTAACTGTAGAAACATCCATGCACACCACGCTACAAGGCCCGCAAGGGCGATCTCTGAAAGAGTGATGAGTCGGTAACGCTTTGCGAGATCTTTTTTAAGGTTTGATGTATACATATTATCTTTTAATTATCTTTTAAGTGCGATACTCGTATATTCTATGATGTATCGTACGTTATGTATAGTGTTTTTGTAGTTATAACATTGCGTAGGGGAATGTCAATAGGTCTTTAACGTGGTTGAGCCATTTAAAGGCTTATTAAATGTTAATCTTCGGAAGAAATAGGCTTTTATAGTATGTTTTGCTACAAAGAAATAACATGGAGTGAGACACCCCCCTATCGGGGTGTATTCACTCCTTTTATTGTGGATTCTTTAAAAATTGATTTGGTGTGGTTGAGCCATTTAAAGGCTTATTAAAAATTAGTATGTATATACATAAATAGGCCTTTGACCTTTTGGGTATTTTCTAGGTGTTTTTAGTGGTTGTGTGGTATAATATACGACTATGGGAGCTTCTCCGATAAGATATAAAAGGTTGATCGAAGTGTTGCCGAAGCATAAACACGCGCAAGACGCCTTGATCGAAGCTGGTTTTAGTAAAGAAACAGCTAGGACGAAGTCAAAGAGGGTTTTGCATGCTACTTTAAGACATCAAGCAACTGTGGATAAGGTGTGCATAACTCAATCCAGAGGAGAAAAGTCAAATTCTATATATTCTTTACCCTTTTCAACATCCTCTTTCTCTATCTCCATTAAATAGATCTGATTATCATTAAAGCCGTATTTCTTTTGTAAAATATCTAAAATTGGCTTAACTGGGTTATCTATATCTGCTCTCCTATTAGAAAGACCTATTTTTAGGCGTAAAAAGAGCCTTCCTGAAGAGATTTTGTCTTTAGGCAGTAAATGGAGCATCTCTTTCTCAAAATCGAGATAATCATCCGTTTTGAACCTTCTTCCTCTCCAACATAGATTTACACTAAGAGCTTTTATTTTGATCCTATTCATTTAGACTTTACTATAGCATAATTTCTTAGATTCGTTTGATTTATGTTGTATAGAATAGTAAGATATGGAGGTCCGTATTTGAGAAATGTGCAATTGTATTACATCTAAAATGGAGGATAAAAACACAATGATTAAATCTCTCGCAGATATAGAAGCAAGTCTTAAGACAATACAAAAACCCAAGATCGAAAAGATTGAAAAAACAAAGGAGGATAAAAGGAAGAATAATGGAGGGGCAAGACCTAATTCTGGTAGGAAACCATTAGCTCAAGATGAGAAGAAACGTGCTCTCAAACAAATCCATGAAGATTTCGCTATGGAAGAAGATGAAATGGAAATGACAGACCGAGGCACCCTAAAAGTTCGTATGGTGAAAATGAAGAGGCAACGTATTATCCTTGAAGCATTATACAAAAAAGCTAAGAATGGAGACGTCTCGGCTATTCATGAATTTAATGACCGAGTCCTCGGCAAATCCAAGCAACCAATCACCGGAGGAGATGAAGACGATGCCCCATTACGCTTAGACGTAGATATTATTGGCATAGCAAATAAGATATATGGCGAGGACACCAACGAAGAATGAGATCGTTGCAATCGGCAAGGCTTATTTATCCGCCAAGAAAGCCGGTGCACCAAAGGATCAAGCCACGAGACTGATTGAATCAGGGTACTTCCCATTTCCATGGCAGTGGCAATTCCATTCAGCAGCACGAACGGCAGATGAACCTGATGGTCCTGTAGACATAGGGGCTGGCGGCGCGCGCGGGCCAGGTAAATCACATGTCGTTCTCTCTCAAGTCGCACTAGATGATTGTCAAAGGCAGGACAGACTTAAAGTTTTATTCTTGAGACAGACTGGAATCTCAGCCAAAGAATCCTTTGATGACCTAATTAACAAAACAGTTCGAGGGCGTACGGAGTATCACAAGACTCAACACTCCTTACGTTTCCCCAACGGATCACAGATTATTCTCGGAGGATTTAAGGACGAATCAGATATTGATAAATATATCGGTATTGAGTACGACATCATCATCGTGGAGGAATTGAACCAGCTCACGGCTGAAAAGTATGAAAAATTACGAGGATCACTACGAACATCAAAGCCAGACTGGAGACCGAGGATGTACACATCGTTCAACCCAGGAGGAGTCGGCCATCAATTTGTGCGTGATAGATACGTGATCCCTTATCGTGCCAGGACGGAGAGCGAAACAAGATTCATTCCCTCGACCTACAAACAAAACCCAAACCTCAACCCAGAATACATAAAATATCTTGAGAGCCTAACTGGAGGACTGGGTAAGGCGTGGAGAGAGGGAGAATGGGATTCATTTGCTGGACAGTACTTCGATGAGTGGAGATATGAGAAGCATGTGTGCGAACCGTTCGCCATCCCCACCTCGTGGAGAAGATTCAGAGCTATTGACCCTTCTGGTCGTTCGGGCACTACGGTATGCCACTGGTACGCTCTTGACTCGAACGGTGACGTGTGGATTTACCGAGCCTATTCAGCTACCGGCTTAGATTACGACCAACACGCAGAGGCCATCTCAAAACTATCCAAGGACAGGGATGGAGTGGAAGAGGAATATGTTTACACCGTCATGGATACCGCAGCTTGGGCCAAGGCTGGGTACTCGGAGACCGCAGTAGATATTTACGAACGTCATGGAGTCACTGGATTGATCCAAGCCGCTAAAGAAAGAGTGGTGGGATGGAACGCTGTCCACACCTACTTGAGATGGGATATGCACACCCCTCCTAAGTTACATATATTCAAAAATTGTGGTAGTATTATTAAAGCTATTCCTCTCGCGCAACACGATGTTTTACATCCTGAAGATGTGGCGAGTGTCTGGAGTGGTGCAGACCACGGGGACGATTTAGATGCTCTTAGATACTTCCTCCGTACTCTCAGGGAACAGAAGTCGCAGAGGCCATTAACAGTTGTCGAGAGACACATGAAACGCATGCAGGAACAAGAAGAAACGATGGACTTATCATATATGAGAAAATAACATGACAGAAAACACAACATCATTAGATTGGAGCAAGCAGGGACCAATTGCGGTTGAAGTTCAATGGGCAACCGAAGAAAATCGAGAAGAAGCCCTCGGATTCATTACGGAGTTTATAAAAAGACTTGAAGATATAAAAGAAATACCAGAAGCAATAGATTCCATTATTATTAAGAGAAGCTAATATGGCAAAAGACTTAGAACAGAGATTTGATAGTGCCATGAAGAAGGGAAAGAAGCAGGATAAAGCAAAGCACGCGGGGGAGCAATTGGGAGATATGCAGAGAATGAAATTCACATCGCCTAACATTAAATTGGCCGACATCGAACGTGGCAAGAGAGCCGAAGCCCGATATTCAAAGAAACAAGGCACTTCCACTGGGTATATGGTGAAAGCCAAAGCAGAGGGGTTTAAAGAGAAAAGAGAAAAAAGAATATCTTTAGACGAGAGAAGTGGAATAGTTCATAAACAAAAGGATTAACATGGCAAAGAAGTCCGACCAACCAAAGATAGCCAAGAAAGTTGCCAAGGGAACTAGCGACGGTATTGTAGCCCGACTGAAAGAGCAGAAGACGATACCAACATTCATTCCTAGTAAGGTTGAAAAAGCTATCACGAAATATGTTAAGCGCCGAATGGGTGAGATGCAGGATTATCGCCGATCGCTCAATATCGAAGGCAGATGGAAACAAGCGGATGAAGAATATGTACCACACGAGTTAGACTTTGGTACAACTAGAAAGAGATTTGAAACAGACCAAGACACTGGATTACGCAGTCGCATGGTACCCGTGGGCGACTCTTCACAACAATGGAGACAGGCTTCCAGTGCTCCAACTCTTTTAACTAAGATTCAGACAGCTCTCTCAATCATCATAGATAACCAACCAGAAGCGGAGTTAGTGGCGTTACTCAAAAAGTATCAAAGCACTACAGATTTGGCTTATGCTTTATGGAAAAGAAACTGGTCAATTACGGATGCCAAAGAAAAACTAAAGTTAGTGGTATTCGACCTATTCAAATATGGATGGGCGGCACAACGCACTTATCCTCGCAAGGTGCAATATGATAAGCGAGTTCTTACAGAGAAAGACACAGAGAATCCAGAGAACGACAAATATGAAAACAAAGAAGTTCTATGGTTCAACGATATAGACCGAGAGCCACTCAATCCCTTTCGTACTTGGATTGACGAGATGACAAAGCCTTATGACCAGTACTCCATGAACGAGTGCTATTACGAGATTGATTACAGTTATGACGCCTTCATGGTGGAATTTGGTATGTATCCTAACTCCAAGTTCGTACCCGAAGACAGTGCTATGCAGAGAACAGACGAAGGTGCGGGAAAGGATACCAACAGACAGACTGTGAGCCGATCACAGAGTGTTACCAATCAGTCTAAGGTTAGAAAAGATATCGTGACGGTGGGGTTCTTTGAGAGTAGGACTAAAGACATCTACGCTCTCTACATCCCAAGGCATAACATCATGCTCTACCACAGCCCTATGCCCAATGATGACGGTTACCTTTCGGTTACACACACCATGCTTATCCTGCGTAGTACCAATCTCCCCTACGGCATAAGTCTTTGGGATATCATCAGACAAAACAAAGCTCTCTATGACAAGTGGAAGAATATGTCATCGGACCAACTCACTCTCTCCATTCAAAAGTTCGGATTCTTCTCGGGTACATCTACCGCTTTAGGTGATGGAAAAATATCAATCGTTCCAGGTCAAGCCAGACAGCTTACCACCAGCTCGGGAAGTGCCAAGGATGCTGTTAATTGGATGGAAATACCTGGGCCTGGTAAGGATTCATGGGCAGGAATCCAAATGCTTATGGATATGATGGACAATGAATCCGGTATCTCAAGCGTCCTCGAAGGAGAATCAGACCCAGGGGCACAAACTCTAGGAGAGATTCTTCACAACAAAGAGGCCGCACTGAAAAGATTGAGAGTACCTGTGGATAACATCTGTTGGTTGATAGATCAAGATGCTTACCTCACTCTCTCGTGGATGAGTCAACTCTACGCTATCCCTACCATTAAGGAATTTGCGGACGAATCAGAATTAATGGCCTTTGAAAAGAGTGAGCAAGTTGAACACACCGGATTATTTGCAGACTTCGATGAAGAAGGTAACAGAAATGGCACAATCGAGGCACATTTCCTTCCACAGTTATCTCTTCACCTCGAGGACACAAACGGATCATTGAAGGAAAGCAAGGAGTCTCAATTCTTCCAAGTGGGCAAGCAAATCATGCCGAGTCAGTTAAAGTGGAGAGGTATATTTAAAACTATTCCCCGTTCAATCATCGACAAATCGCAGGAATTGATGAAGGCTTCTAAAACTGAGATGGCCAACATGCTTATTCCTCTATTCCAATTCCCACCCGAGATGGTTGCTAAGGTTGCCGAGCAGTTGGTAAAGATAAATGAGGAAGACCCAGAAGAATGGCTCCCCGATAACTTTATGCAGTATTTGAAGAATGGACCATCACAAGGACAACTACCGCCAGAAACATCGCCAGGACAGCCACAAGGGGCACCAGCAACAGGAATGACGGCAGGTGGTGACATTCCACCACAAGGAACTTCCGTGCCACCAGGAGGGGCACCAACGACTATGCAGAATCAAGCGGGGATGACACCACCAGCCAGTCCACAAACCGTAGTACCGAGTGGACAGGTAACTCCTCCGAGTGCTTCACTATTAGGAAACGGAATAGGAAAGGCGATGGGAGTCTTTGGACGCAAACTTTAATCTATGGCTTTAACAAAATTACAATACGCACAGATTAAAAGTCTCATGAAGGATGAGCGTTGGGATTCTGTCACGCGTTTTGTTGCATTGAAAATTGACCAGTGGCAAGGACAACAGATTAACGGTGGCAACGCATTTGAGGAACTCCGCATGCTCCATAAGCGTGATGGTATGGTGGAGGGAGTAAACGAGGTCTTTAACCAAATGGAACAAGGTGCTTACGAATAATATGAAAAAGAAACAAAAACAAGTTATGAAAGTTGGAGAGGCCACACTCATACCACTCGCCAAAGACGAGGTGAAGATTACACTCGGTGGGAAGTCCACCACCATTCCATACAAAGAACTCTGGGGTGCGGTGTTTGTCCTCGGCAACGATGAATACCGAGACAATATGCTTCCTGTGCAGAAAAAAGAGATGATGATATTCTCCCGAAAGCACATCATCGAGGCCAAGAAGGACATCAAGAAAGGAGAGAAAGTAAGTGTCTGGTGCGAGGTAAACATTCCGCAGATCGTAGTTGAATCCATCGCACTGAAGAATGGGGCCAAGGTCATCTATCAACAGGTGGATGTCCCCGGACCATTGCACGCTGAAAAGGAGATGGTAGAATTAGGGTAGGTTAATTATA